ATTTTTTTTTTGACCGCTTCCATTTGGGCGGTCAACTCTTTAACGGGAACATCGCCGAACATATCGACGACCTTTTGCAATCCATCGTCGGATAAATCGTTGCACGGTTCCCCGTCGATTGATTTAACCAACACGGCAAACGCCAAATGCTTTGGGCTTATCCCGGTTTGGATGAAATACACGTTTTGCCGCATATTATCCAATTCGATTGCCGCCAATTCGGGGGTTTTACTCCGGGCGTATCTTATCGCCTTTTCAATATGCGTGTCGAAATCCTGCAAATCGGAACCAATCCCGGCATCAACTAACAACATTTTATTGTACTTATGAAATCGCAACATCGGCAATTCGTCGATTGCGTCGTATATCTCAACGGTTCGTTCTCCTATCTTAACGGTTTTCATAGCAAAAAACGGGTTATCATTGTGGAACAAAAGGGAACCAACAACAACGTCGGGTTCCCGGTTATAAACGCCAAAAGGATTGCCAAAGCAACCCCCGCCCAAAAGGACAAACAGAAATCGCAATTAAACATCTTTGCGAAAAACTCGTTGCCGTGGACTTGTACCCATTCGATAACCTGCCATTTGCGTAACAAGGTCAAACCGAATGCAGCAACCAAAGCAACCACGACCGTATAAAATAAAAATGCTTGCATACACTTTGTTTTAATCAGTTAAACACGTTTCATCAATTCCCAATTCCCCGGCAAACCGGAACCCGGCGAACGGGTGCATTAAAAATTGGTTATCTATTTCGTCCAAAGTGAACCCGGCAAATATGTTTTCCGCCTTTGTGTACACTCTGTTTATTGTCATGGAACCGGAACGCAACCAAATACCGCCATTCAATACCCGCATGATTTGTTGTTTGACCGCCTCCGTATTCCGGTTGTTGGGGTCGTTGGTTATCGTGCGCATATCAAACCAAAAGATAACCGAAAACGGCGTTGTATATTTGTTTTGTTCGCCGGGGAACCAATCAATTTGTTGCGGGTCGTCCAACACGAAAAACGAAAAATTCCCTATATTACTATCCGGGGCAATCAACATATATTCATTGCCGCCGACGTAAATATTGGGCGTGTAATATCGTTTTCCTTGTATGGACTTAACCAACCGTTCCGAACGTCCAAAGGAATAATTAAGCCACGGCAACCCGTCCGCCAATCCCTTTTGAATATTTGCAATAACCCGGTCGAATAATTCCGGGTTCTTTATAATCGGTACTCTATCCATTTCCGTATATCGTTTTTTTTGCTTTGGTTAGCAAATCCGGGTAAACGTACTGCCAAATCAGTTTAGCAATGTTTTCGTTCGTCAATCCCAATATTTGCCGCCCGTACTTTTTTATCAAATCTTCCGTCTTGAAATCCGACGCCTTAATTTCAAATTGTTTGTCGCCGACTTCCAAATAAAAACTACTCTCAAAATCGCCCTCATCCCGTAACGTTACCCGGTTCGTCGGTTGTCCCTTTTCCTCCTTAATGGCTATTGTTAGCGGGGTATAAGGTCGATAATCCATTATGTCAACGCCCAATCGGTTAATACCTTGTTCAAATAATTGTTCCTCGGCGTTGGCATCAATGATAAACGCCGTTGTCATTCCGTCGTCGATTATTTCCCGTATAATCAACCCGGACGTCAACCCGTCGTTAAACGTATTAACCCGGTTGCGTAAATCAATTATTGATTGTAACCCCGCCATAATGCAATTACGTTGTCCGGTACTTAACGCCCCGGTTGTTGCAACTCAAACAAATACGGTCAATCCCTTGCGTATCTAATCGCAAAGCCTCAAACGCTTTTTTAAGGTCATAACCCAAACCGCCGGGGCGTCCCTCAACATTCCCGTCCAACTCGTACAATATTTCCATTTTAGAGGCGTTGGATTGGTTCCGGTTGACCCTTACGTTGGGGTTCATTGCCAACGTGCGCAAAGCGATTGCCGCAACTTGGCGTTGTATTACCGTTTGGAATATCGCCCGTTGTTCAACGATAAAATCGGTTAGGTCGCAACCCACCGTTATTTCACAATTCAACCCGTAATTCAGCGTATTAGTGTACATCGTATAGGCTATATCCCACAACTCCGGGTATTCGGCGAATGTTTCCGGGGCGTTGTACATAAACGGGGAAATCTGCAAATACTTTGTCAATTGCCGCCATGCCTCAATATTGCCGTACCCGGTACACGTTCCGCACGGTTCGCCGCTCCAATCTTTCGACACGTTAATTGCTTGCATTCCGGCGGGCAAATCGTCTTGATTGTAGCAAAGGAACCACGCACCCCCGGCGTTGTTTGCGTCGCTTATATACGGCAAAAAACAATCTTCCAACGTAAACCATTGAAAGCCGCCATTTGTCAACGTAAAATTCAAATCAAACGTTTTTACGGGGTCAATCTGTGAACTATGGAAAAGGTACAATTTCACAATCCCGGTTCCGCCCGTCATTTGCAAGCCTACACGGTGTATTTGTACAGTTACTCCCATCGCCCGCACCGGGATAATCTCAAACCCTACCAACTTATGATTATTCGGTTGGGTTGCTCTTATTCGTCCCGCACCGTCAAAGAACGTGCGCCGTTCCAATAGGTTCTTTGTTTCCTTATCCAACCCCTTTATTTGGGTAAACGTTTGTACCGCCGTGGAAATTCCGTTGCGGGTCAAACGCTCCAAATAGTCGGACAATATATTGTATTTCTCCCAAAAGGTCGAACCCTCGGCGGGAACCTCGGCGACGTTATCAACCAAAGCGACCCAATACAAGGGTTTGCCCGCCGCATCGTTGGCGTATTGTACCACGGTTCCGGCTTTCCATTCCTTTGTATCGTTCCAAACCGGGTATTGAAAACCCCAATTATCCGGGACGATTGCCGCCATATTATCCAACGTTACAAGCGGGTGCGCCCCTTGAAAATATAACCCGCTTTCGGTTTCTGTTAATTGCTCGGCGATTGCCTCGGCGGGATTATATGATTGTTCCCAACCGACGACGTGCAATAACTTATCTTGTATTTCCTTAATCCTATACATAAGCCCAAATATAACCGCCGCAAGTCTTTTTTATACCCTTACAGCATTTAACAATATTACTATCATTTAAACCCGTTTCCCGTTGTGCGTCTTTTACTGATAAGAATGTTTTTATCAAATCGCCGCAAATGGAATACATCGCAATTTGTTTTGCTCGTTGGTGCAATCCGCCTAATCTCCCAACCATATATTCGCCAATCTTTTTATTTAGGCGTGATTTTGTTATTGGATTATTACAATTTTCTTTGGTTGTAACCCAACGCAAATTGTCCGCCCTATTATTCGATTTGTCACCGTCGATATGGTCAACACATGGTTTGTTGTCCGGGTTCGGAATGAAAGCCGCCGCAACTAATCTATGAATATTAACAGATTTACGAATACCATTGCACAATACTACAACATTATACCCGTGCTTATTGGGAACGGCTTTAACTATCTTTGTATTATTACGCACGTTTCCGTAATTACTTATTTCATAATTTGGGAAATCGTATATTACTTTCCAACTTTCCATATCATTAATTAAAAAAAGGGGGCGGGGATAACCACCCCGTCCCCTCGGTTAAATAATTGTTCCATTTTCCAGCTTATGCGCCTGCACCCCCGGCGGGAAATTCCCCGGCGTTGGTTACATATACGGGCATTCCTAACGGTTCGTTCGGATTGCGTGCTGCAATCTCGGCTTTGATAATCGGATTTGCCACGGTGTCCGGCTTGCTGTTATATGCTACCATGTAGGCAACATCAACGCTAAATCCGAAATACTCCTTAACGGCACACGTCAAATCGACGGTTGCGTCGCCCATAATCGCCGATTGGTCGCCCACGGCGGTATAATAATGCGAACCAACGGGCAAATCAATGTACGGCAATCGTACAATGTCCCATTCGTGGAAATTCGCACGGGTACGGCGGTACGCTTCACGGTCAACACGGGTTAAAATACCAACGTTTCCATCAGCAACGGCAAACATTGTTCCCATTTTGCCCAATTCGTCGATTACGTTGTTGGTATAATGCAATACTTTGTTATCGTATTCCATGCGCTTATTAACGTCGTTGTAAACGCCATGTTGCGCCAACTTACGAATTAGGCTATCAACCCCCGCATTTGCGATAAGGTGGATATATTCCGGGTAACAATTCGCTCGCATGATTGGGTTAATGTCGCCCAAAATCTCGGTTGCCATTTGGGTTGGAACTTGAATAGCGTCTCCGGCCTTCGTGTAATTGAGCAAAGTTTTGAAAATCTGCGTTTTGTTCGCCTCCAATGCGGCAACGGCTCCTTTGTCCAAAGCATCCGCCAACGCACGGGTTGTTTTCTCCATTTTGCGCATAAAGTCATGGTTGTACGAAATCTCATTGTTTGAGTATGCCGCCGGAACCATTGTAAACCCGATTGCATAGGTAGCCCAAGCAAGCGTTACCAATGCGGACGTATTTTCATTATCAGCAATAACGCACGAACGCACGTTGCTAACCTGTACGTTTTCGTCATAATTGATAACGGGAACCTGTACCGTGTTACCGATACTTACTAATGCCCTATCTCTCAAATTAGAGCTAATAATTGAGTTGGGGGCGTTGGTTTGCTCAATAAAGAAATCCAATGCGCCGTACTCACACGGGCGGAACATATTACGGTCTAACTCCGGGTTCTCTATCCGCCAATTCTGTACTCTTGTTGCAATTAAACTCATTGTTTAAAAAATTAAATTGTTTATAAATGCGGGTTTACCCTTTACCCGTGTTGTCTTTTACTTTTCCGGCAATGCGGCAATATTGTTGTCTTTCCATGCTTGTTGCATTCCGGCGTCAAATTCAGCCGTTCCGACTTTTAACCCTTGTTGTTCCAATGTCGCCGTAATTGCGTCGTATGCCTCAACCCTCGTTTTTGCGCCGGATATGTCAACGGTAATATTACCGCCCGCACTGCCTCCACTTGGTGCGCCTGTACCGCCGCCCGCCGCTTGGCGTCCCTTATCCAAAATACCCATTGTTTCCAATTCACGGGTCAAAAGGTCGCCGGGGGTGTATGGGTTCAACTGATTGTTCGGGTTGCGCATGATTGCGCCGTTTTCGTCCTTAAACGCTAACATTTTGCCGCCCTTTCCGTCGTCGATAAATTCGGGGTTCATGCCCTTAATCTTTGCAATCGCTTGGTCTAACAAAACCTTTGTTGCGCTTTCCGGCAACCCTGCCTTAAACTTCAATCCGGCGGTTGCTGTCTGCAATGCCGTTTCAACACGAATGCCGAACACCTCGTTTGTGTGGGTTTGTTCGGCTTGGTCGTATTTCGTTTTGAGGTCGTTGTATTGGGTCGTAACGCTTTGCAAATCTGCCTTTGCTTGCTTCAATGCCTTTGCGGTTTCCGCATCCGTTGCACCGTCGGCAATGGCTTTTTCCAAACGTGCCTTTTCTTTGGTTAGGCTGTCAATCTGTGATTGCAGACCGTTTGCACCCTCAACTTTGGTTTTGAACTCGGTTAATACTCGTTTGGCGTAATCAAACGTTTTTTCGGTTCCGTTCTTTGCGATACCGGACGCCGCCAAAATATCGGCATCCAATCCGCCGTAAATTTCGCCCGTCTTTTTGGCGATAACGCTATTTTCGTCGTTGGCGGACAATGTTGTAATTGCCGCAATTTGTTCGTCCGTCAAACCGGACAAAGCCGCATTTGCAATTAAAATTTCTCTCGTTAACATAATTCTTTCCCTTTGAATTAATTAAGTGCGATTGCTTCTACTGCTCCGCTGTTTGCGTTAATAATATCAATTGTGTATTTTGGCGAATCCCTGGTTGTGTCAACCAACCAACTAACAACACGTGCATGGCTGATTTTCTTTTCAACCTCTTTTGTTACCAAAATGACGTCGGTAATTGTTCCGCCCTCAATACATTCAATCAACTTTTTCTTTGTGTCGCCATCCAATGCGGCGGCGGTTGTTGTTACTTCAATAACCAAATTGTCCTGCTGTGCAATCTGTGCCATAATCGTATTTTTAATGGTTTAATACTCTGTTACTTTTTCGCTCCGGGTTTGTCCTCGGCTTCTGCCTTTGCCTTTGCATCGGCTTTGGTTTCTTTGGCGGGTTCCGCCGGGATAACTCCCGCCGCTTTCAATTCTGCCAAAATCTCGGCTTTCAACGCTGCCTTTTCCTCGGCACGGGCTTTGGCGTCCGCCTCGGCTTTCGCTTTGGCATCGGCTTTGGCTTTTTCCTCGGCGGCTTTGGCTTTTTCTGCCTTTGCCTTTTCGTCCGACTCGGCTTTCGCTTTCATGTACTCGTTGGGGTCGTGCAATACGGTAATCGTGTAACCCTGCTTTTTCAGATTGTCGGCAATGCTATTTTCATAACCCTTTTTGCCGAACTTCTGAATACGGGGAATTGATAACCGTTTGCCCGTTTCGCTGTCGAATTTCTTAATTTCGATAACGCAATGATACAAATGTTTCTCATTGTCCGGGACAATGTAGTTTTCGGGCGTAACGTCGATAATCGCAACGTCTTTAGTTTTACCCTCGCTTACTTTCACTCGCATAATCGTTAAATTTATTTGTTATAAAATTTATCTTAGAGTTGAACGGCATATTATACCCAAACTCTAACACGTTCAAATATTCACGTTCAAATCTGCGTACAAAGTTAGCAAAATTCAACTTTATACGCATATCGTTTTCGCTGATAATCTGTTTGTCGTACAAATCCAATACCTCGTTACGGGTCAAATGTCGGTACGGTTCCAATTCCGCCAACGTCAACATACGTTGCAATTGGGTTGGATTGTTCCGGTATTCCGTTTCGATAATTTGGTTTTGTAGTGCGTCTAATTCCGCCTCGCTTGCGCCGCTTTCCTTTGCCACCTTGTAACGTTCCCGTAACTCCGTTGCGTTGGATAAATAAAACTCCGTGCCGTAATTGACTTTTGCAGAAACGAACAAACCGCCATACCTCAAACGGCAAACGGTTTCATCGACGAATTGTTGCGCCGCCTCAAATCCTTTTTTTACCCGGTTTAATACCGTGCTTTGGCTCTCAAAATTCGCCTGTATTTGTTGCTCGTTCAATGCGTCCCGTGTGGTTATTTCCTCGTTGGTTCCAACAACCGACGTAATAATGTCATTCTTTAGGCGGTTTTCTTCCTCAACGTTATAATCCAAACTCCCACGGTCAACGGTTAGCATTTGCACCGGGTTACGCAAATCGGGTTGTTTATCCCCGTCCGGTATTGGTATTTCCACGAACGAACCAACGCCATTAATGCGACTATCCCCGCATTTGGGGCAACGCATCAAAAGCCCGGCGGCATCCAATTTATAAAACCCTTGTTTGTCTTTCAAAAACCCACCGTCGCAATAATCGCCATTTTCGCCGTTACTGAAATCGCAACTTTGTTCATACCCGGAATAAATCGGATATGCGCCGTATAAGTCTAAATGTCGCTTACTGATATGGTAAAACAAAAACCAATCCAACGCCTCCAATTGCTTTGTTAGCGGGGATTGTTTAACGTCGGGTTCTGATAGGCTCAACGGTTCGTTCCAAAAGAAACGGGCGGGACAATAACCGACGTCGTGCGGGTTATCAACCAACAATTCGCCGATATTATGGTTTTTGTCCTCTCTGAATACCCTATAACGTTCGTCGTCAATAACTGCGATACGTTCCCCGTCCTGTCTGAAAATGATATAATCCATTACCCCCGTCGTTGGGTTAGCTCTGTAATCAATCACGGACGCAATAGGCAACCAATAGAAATACGGTTGCGGGTATTTGTCGCCGGGGTTTTGTTCGCTCGGCATATCGACAATTAGAACGCTGTTTATTTCTGTTTGGAAAAACTCCCAACCTTTCGTACTCCAAATTTCCGGTTCGTGTAATACGTCTTGGCGGTAATATTCCCAATCGTCCCGTTGTTCCGGGTTTTGGAATTGATAATTGAACGCCGGGTTACGACCGTCAAAAATCCGGCTCAACTTATCAAAACAAACGCCCGTTACCTCGTTTGTTTTAACGGGGTAACGGAACAATGTTTTGAACATCTTAAATTTGTCATGCGGCAATAGGTTAGAAACAAATGCCATAAAATCCGTAATCGGTTGGCAAATGTCAAACGACGTTATACGGGTGCGGGCGTGAAAATTAATGCGCTGTTGGTGATAAATAGCCTTATTTATCGTTTTGCGCTTTTTCGGCTCCGTTATCCGTTTTTTTATTTCGTCTATACTCAATCCCATTGTCGTTGGTAAATTTAAAATCGCTGTCTTTAGGTAACTGCCAACCGCCGTTGTTTGGCATCCTCAACAACCTTTCGGCGTGCTTAATCTCCAATTCCTCGGTTAAACCATGCGGCGGACAAACTAATTTAACCTTTGTAACCTTTGCCGCCATATCGTCAACCGTTTGCGGGTTTCAAATCGGTTAGCGGGTTGAAATCCGGGGTTACAATTGTGAGGTCGTCCGAATAGTTCGGTAAAAACACCCATTGTATTGCGTTGCTGTCCGGGGCTTCCAATCCGCCATGCGTTTTGTCGCCAATGAACAAAGAACGAATTGGAATAGGATAATACGTTGTCGGGGTCGTTTCGTCTCGAATAGCTTCAATACTTCCGTTTTCATCAAACAGATAGACGCCCAAATTGTCCGCCCAACTTTCGCATTGCAATTCTTTCATTGCCTTAATTACTGATTGGGGGATTTTACGCATTACGCCCGTGAACGGGTTCGGTTCACGCCCTATAATTTCCTCAACGCCTCCCAATGTTTCGTTACCGCCGCCAAAGGTTCGGGCGGCTCCGGCTTCGTTGGTCGGGGCTTGGATATACGGGGAAACAACAATTTTTGTGCTATCAGCCGCCGACAATAACGGCGTCCATGATGCAAGCAAAGTAATTTCCTTTTCCGTGGTAAAACTGTTTTTGCTTCCATCGTCTTTGGTTAGACGTTGAAACGCTACCTTTTGGATTTGCCCGAAACTTTCGGCGCATTTTACGGCGGGAATATCGGGCAATGAAGCCGCCGCCGGACACTTACAAGTAATCATACTCTTTAAATTTTAACGTTAAAAATTACATTTGTTACCTCGTTGGGCTGTCCCTTTGCCCTCTGTATTACTTCTACGTTGCAAAGTTATAAACTTTTTCCGTTATAAACTTGCATATCTCAATTAAATTGTTAGTTACGACGTTTAACGCCCCGGTTTGCGTGTGCGTATGGTTGTATATTACCGTCGGCAATCTCTTTTTCGTAAATCCCGGTTAATCCGTCCTCCGGGTCGTCGTGCGTGTTCGCATCGAAATTGCGCAAAAAGGTGGTAACATGGTCGTAAATCGCTTTGTACCGGGTTTCCCAACCGAACGGCATAATAATACTTTGATTTACCATTGCGGACGCCGTAATTATCCGGCTTTCCTTATTGCCGCCTTGATAAAACGGGTCTGTCATTGCCCGCATTTTCTTTTTAATAACCTTTTCGTAACCCGCACCGCCGTTGTTACTCTCAACCCATACTTTTTGCGTGCCGTTCCTGTTAATCATTGCCGGAACGGTTACGGTTGTAACGTCCGTATTTTCGTCCGTCATTTCCATATCCGTAATTAAAGCAAATAACAACGGTTCCATACGCTTTGTTTTCTCGTTGAAAATCATGTTGTCCGATTTATAAACGTCATACGTGGCGGCAAACAAAAGGTCGTCCCCCTCATCGGCAACATCTATGTATGCGCCGGAACGTATGTACGTGCCGTAATCGGATTTTTCAACCCATGTTTTGAACGGTTGATATAATCGACCCTCGGCGGAACCGGGGTTGCCTTGATAGAGGCATTGAAATTGTACCGGGTCTAATGCTTTTTGCGCTTCCAACTTTTGCTTACTGTGTCGGCTTTCCCATAATGCCGCCCCCGGTTCCCGTGGGTCTATCTCGGTCGGTTCCCCGGTTTTCAATCCCTCAAAATTTATGCGCACCCACGCCCCCGGCGTTACGTTCTCTAAATCCGCCCAACACTTAACATCAATAATCGTTTCGCCGCTCTTTTCAATGCGCCCTATCAAATCGTCGTCGTGCCAACGGGTAAATACAATCAATTCTTGACTATCGTTGTGTAAACGGGTGCGTACAACGGTTGTGTACCATTTCCACGCCGCCGCCCGTACTATCGGGCTGTTACCCTCGGCGTAATCCTTATACACGTCGTCCAATATCGAAACGTCCACGGTTTTAGACGTCAGCGAACCGCCACGACCGACGACACGCAACGACCCCTTACGCCCTACCATTTCGATAACATCGGAATTGCGCAAATAGGTATTAGCCATTGTTACGACGTTTGACCCATTTAAGTACGTGCCGGGGAATAATTCACGATACCGGGGCGTGTCGATTATTCGTTGAACGTCCCGGTTAAAATCCCGTGCGATTGTCGCCGCATACGAACCGATACATATTTTGCGGTCGGGGTCTAACCCCAACATAAATGCGGGTAATTTACGGCTCGACCCCTCCGATTTGCCATGTTGGGGCGGTTGTTGTACAATCATCTTTCGTATTTTGCCGTGTGCAAACATATCCAACAACGTATAATAAACGACGTGGAACGGCTCTAATACTAAATCCGGTTGCATATACCGGGCAAAGTTTATAAGGCGTTTACGGGCGGCGGCTTTAACAAGCAAATCCGGTTGTTGCCGGATTGCGTCGTACATCTGCAATAATTGTTCGTTGTTCATTGCTTTGCTCCTTTCTCCCATTTAGCACACGCCCGATGACCCCGGACAATGTAATATTGATAATGCGGGCAACGTAAACAAATCGGGTTCCCGTTCAAATCCCGGTGTCTATGGTCGTCCGTTATCCATTCAGAAAAACGGCACGTATCGCAAATTTCGGTCGTCCATTCCGGTTGCTTGGTTCCCGGACGGGGTGCGGTTACTCTCTTTGCCATTATTGCGCCCCTCCTTTCTCGGCTAATGCCTTTTGAAACTCGGCGGATTGTAGTTTGTCAGCAACCGCAAACAACATATCGTCGGGGATTGCTTTAACGTCGTACTTTGGTTTGTCGTCGTCGGTCGTGGCGTTATATCCGGGTATCTCAATTTTAACCGGGGCGTCAAACCCTAACATCTTTGCCCGGCGTTGTTGGATATTCAAAAGCAAATCTAAAAACCGGGGGTTCCCGGCGGACGTTTCGGTTGCGGTTTCATTGTACCCGTAATATTCCGGGTCGGCGTCCTCGGCATCGGTTTTGATTGGTCGCCCTTTGTTGGTTTTCTCTTTGGTGCGCATCTTTCCGGTTTTCGACGCTTCCCACGCCTCCCATGCTTGTTGCTCCATTTTATCCAATTTGCGTAATTCTTGTGTAACGTATTCGTCGATATTATCCAACCGTTCCCGTTTCCACTCAATAAGGCATTGTTGCAAATCGTAATAAACCATTTGAAAGGTTATTGTATAACCCATTCCACGGGCGGACAAATCCCGGTTCAATGCGTCCGCAATTTCCCGGTATGAATACCCACGCAAAAACAAATCGGCACAAAACCGAATGTCGTAAATTCGTTGTTCCTCGGAACGCTTATTGTAGCCTAATGGCTTCTTTCTCTTTTTCATCGTCAAACCTCTTTATAATGTCAAACGGGGTATAAAATCAACCTTTTGCGCCTTTTGTCTTTAACCTCCTTTCGGTTCCTCGGTTCCTTTGTCCTTTCCGTCCTTTGGTTCCTCTTTGGTTCTTTCGGCTCTCTGTGTTTCTTTTTCCCGTTCCCTCCTTAAAACGCGTTTACCCTTTACAAGTTATTTGCGGGGAATTTCCATTTTAAGAGGCTTTTGTTATTAACTCAATACTTTTATCGTCTTAATGGTTATCTTTTAACCACGGGACAAATTTACGGCTTTTCCGGTGCATTGCCAAACGTTTGTACTCTCATGTATATAAACGGCAAAACCCCGGCTTTGTTTTCCGGGGCTTATTGCCTATTGTCCTATACCGTTTTCGTATCTCCCATTTGAGCAACGAAAATAATGTTGCGTTCCACGGGGGTTGGTGTATTCCGTTCCCCCTTTCATTTCCTTTATTGCCAAACATACCGGGGCGGGCTTTCCATTTACCGGAAATTCCGGGTTGAAATATCGACACGTTCCGCATATCTTTTCGGGGCGTCGATTATCTGGGGCGCATCCGGTCGGAATATCCGGGATTGTCCCGGAACATCTATTTGTCTTTTTCATTCCGTCGGGTCGTATGTCTGTTTGAAAATATCGGGCTTACATGGGTAAAATTCCCCCTTTACGCCCTTTATGATATAATCCCCCGGTATGGCTTTCATATCGCCCTCTAATGTTGGTATTGTTATACTCATTGTTGCATTATGGTTGGGGGCGTCGTAAAAATCGCCGTCTAACTTTTTACCGACAAATTGTTGTACCTCAACAATGTTATATCCTGTATATTCGACCGCCTCAATAACAACGGGCTTTTTGCGATATTTCATTTGTTACCTCCTTTCCGGTTCTTTCGTTGGTTCTTTGCCCGGCGTTTGTTTCGGGGGTTCTTTTTCAAATCGACCCGTTGGATTTGTATTTCGGAACCGGGAAACATATCAGCAAAGAACGCCGCCATTGCTTCCACATCTTTTGGCACATCGAACGCCTCCGGTTTCTTGTACTCCCTTTTATGTTCCGGTTGCTTTTCCATTTTAACGGCGGGGCAAACGTCGATAAGCGGGCAACCCTTACAAGTGTTCACGGGCTTTGCTTTCTTTTCGCTTTCGCAAATTGCTTTATATTTCCGGTCGTAATCCGCCGTTCTAAATCCGTGGGAATCGTCCCGGTGTGCGCTTGCACGTGTAAACATTTGCATTGCTTCAACCGCAATGCGGGCTAAAATAAAATCCGGGGTATCATTAAACGCCTTTTCCATTGAATTACGGTTTACTACCTCGGCAATCTCGTTAATAAATTGTTCTCTGTTAATCATCGCTCTATTATTTTTTGGGTTTATATTCTTGGCAACGTAAATTCCCGCACCTTTGTTCAGATTTGAACGCCTCACAATAACCGTTCCCGTTTACGTCCTCATACATGAAATTGGAACAATCGCCGCAACCTTTGTTCGGTTCGTGCGGGTGTGTCCGTTTATAATTTGGGTCGGTTTGGCGTCCTTTTACTTTGTCGTATGCCATTTCCAACAAATCCCGTTGCGGTATGCCTAATATTGCAGCGGAATGAAATACAACGGCGTTAAGGTCTGCCAATTCATCAATTACGGCGTTCATGCGTCCGGGGTCGTCGAATGTCGGCATTGCGTGTTTTACCGCCTCTTTGTACTCGTTAAATTCTTCCTCCATTTTCCGGCAACGGGACGCAATATTTGTTCCGAACAACTCATTAAACAGATTGGCAATTTGAGCAACAACCGGACGGGCGGGTTGCTCCGTGTAATTCTCGGCGGGGGTTCCTTTTGGTTCAAATTCCCGTTTAAAATCCTTTTCCGGGCGTGCGGTAAATCGTCCGTTCAATTCCCGGATAATATACCAACTTTCCGGCACGTCAACGAATATGCCGTTGCCATTGGGAAAAGAAAATATTGCTTTGCCGTCCGGTGTGCGGGGCGTTACAACGGTTCCCCCTCCGGTAAACCTCAACACGTCGTCCACATTGTCCCGGCGAAATTGGATTGCGTCAACCTCTAACAAGGTGCGACAATACCGGGTTCCCGCCGTGGCGTCCGGGTCAACTAAACGGGTGCGCATTTCCTCCGGGTATTCCTCCGGGTCGTACTTCATAAAAACCGACTGCCTACCATCGGCATAAAAGAACTCAATAAGACGGTCGCCCAATCGTCCCCGGATTGCCTGTTTTAACGCCTCAATCCTTTGTCCCTCGGCTTTATCGTTTCCCTCGCTTCCATTTTGCGCCCAACTCAAACGTATTGAGGTATCGGACGCCGTAACCTCAATTTCTTGTTTTGTTATGTCCTCAATCATTGCGCACATATCGCAATCAAAGGGGCTTAATACTTGTTTGTTCATCGCTCTAAAAATTTATTTGTTATTACTATCCGGGTCGGCTTCAACCTTAACCCCGGCAATTGTTCCGTTATAATTAAATTCCAATGTTTCGACGCCCTTAAATCCCCCGACGATACGCAACAAACGCCAATAAATCGTTTTCCGGTCGCTCCTATGGAATTTATCGCATTGCCTACCAATTCCGGGGCAATCTTCCCTTTTGATTTTGCAGCGAACGCAACGTTGCGTAAACATTGCGGGGTTGTTGTTGGCAAATCGTGCATCCGCCGCCGTCCATATCTCGGCAATCAATACCATACCCCGGTAAACGCAACGTTCGCCGGGGCGGTATTCTCTGTTTGGGTCGAACGGTTCGGGTTGCTTTACTCTCATTCTTTGCCCGCTTCGTTTACATAGTCAAACAATGCGTCCAAATCTTCCTTTGCGCCTTTTACGCAAATTCGTACCCTATCGCCGCCCGCTAATGCGGTTTCGACAATCTCGCAATTATACCGGGGGGCGTTTATCTGTATCATTGCCGCCGTGGTATTCGTTACAAACTCGTTTCTTTCTTCCATGCTCTCGGATTTTTGAAGTAAATAAAATGCCTCTGTTGGTTCGTTCTCGCTTTGGCACGCCCCCAACAAAAGCGTTGCCAAAGATAACAATAAAATCTTTGCTTTCATCGTTTTACCTTTCTTTTAATCCATATAAACCGTATGCCAATGCCGACAAACAATATTTTCGCCTCAATGTCAACGTAACGGTCGTAACCGTTGACCGCATCCACGGACACGCCGGGAACAACAAACCAACTCTTATACTTCCAATATTCCCGGACGTAAACAGACACGCCAACCCGTCCGGCATGGAACCCAATTTGCGCCGTATGTACGTCGCCATTGTTGCGGATAATTCCAACTTGTTTTTTACTCATTTCCTTTTCTGTTTAATAATTCGTAACTCTGTTTATCAACTACCAACGCCCGTGGATATTCGGTTATTACGCCTTTGGTATAAACCAAATTGTAAATACCCAATTGTCCCTTAATTGGAAACTCAACAACTCGGCGGGGGTTCCGCATCATCCAACCGAACCCCTTTGTAATAGATTTGCGTTTTTCCGGCGGTATGCGGGTATTTTCCCAATCTTCCGGGGTAAACTCGGCGACGGGCTTAACGTCGTACAATTCAACCAACCCCAACGTTACCCCGCTTTCATATCCGGCAATTACCGGATTAGCGGACGAACAAACCATTAAATCGCCCCGGTACGATGTGTTTTTGCTTCGTACCTCAATACATTTTTCGCCGTAAACAATCCCGTTGTCCTCATACGCCGCCGTTACCAACTGCGTTGCATACGGATTTTTAACGGTTAATGCACGCCAACGGTCGTGCAATTCCGGTTTATAGTCTTTGTTATTATACTGCATTTTCGTTTGATTTTTCGTTGAATAAATCGTAATTCGCCGGGACACAATAACCGGGCAATGTTTCCCGCTCAATCCCGGACGCTCTTATAAAACTATCTTTCCAATATATCCGGGGCGTTTTGTCCGGGTGCGCCTCCCAATAGTCGAACACGTCGTTGTAAAACGTCAATGTTTCCCGTTTGGTATATCTGCAACCGCTTTGCAATCCAATCTTAAACAAGTCAACAAAGGGGTACGACAAAGCAATTACAGAAAATGCCCGGTCAAACATTCCCACGGGAATTGGTTCAACGCTTGCAAAGGTACGGAACCCGTGGCGTTTTGCCCGTGCCAATGCGTTTATACGCATCTGGTTTGGGCTTGCTTTGGGTTCCAATTCATCGCACCCGGTCAACGTGGAACCAATGGCAATGCGGGATTTATCCCAACCCTCGGACGCCTCGGCAAAGTCGATTAAAATATTGATACCCTCGGCGCATTTGCTCAACACTTTAACCGGGACGCCGTGGCGTTGACAAACGCCGATTGCTTGGCGGGTCAACCTTTGCGTTTCTGGCAATAACGGGTCGGTTGTAAACGAAAAGAATAACCCCGTTTTTTGCAATTCGTCCTTATGCTTCAACAACTCATTCGTAAATATATCCAATGCGTATGGATATTCCCGTAATGCCTTTTTCAACTCCGGGGTATTGCTTCCCAACACTTTTGCGCCCCGCCCTTTGCGCAAAAAACAATACGTGCATCCGTTGGAACAACCAACATAAAAGTTGGCGGCGTTCTCGGCATATTCCCCGGCTTTTCCCTTTGGGCTGTAAATAACCCGTCCGTTTATCGCTCCCATACTCATAGATTAAAACGGTATATCGTCGGTTCCGTTGGGGGCGGGTGCATCCGGCACGGGCGGCGGCGGGGCTTGCGTTCCGGCTCCGGTTCCTTTTGGCGTCAACATTTCCATATCGGTTGCGACAATCTCGGTAACATATCGTTTCACGCCTTGCGCATCGTCATAACTCCGGGTTCTTAATTCCCCCTCAATATAAAGTTTATCGCCCTTTTTGACGTACTGATTGGCGACCTTTGCCAACCCGTTTTGCAATACAATGTTGTGCCACTCGGTACGCTCCGGGATTTGCCGCCCGTCCTTTGTCGTAAACGCTCGTTTCGTGGTTGCCAACGAAAAGGTCGCAACACAACCGCCGTTGTCGAACTCCTTAAAATCCGGGGCTTTTCCGGTATGCCCTAATAAAGTAACTTTGTTTACACTCATAACTATTTGAATTTAACACCATCCAACAAATACAATTTCTTATTATCAGACCAACCCGCCGCCATGTTTAAGGCTTTCCGGTCGTCGTCATGCACAAACTCGCAATACCACGAATTGCCGCCAACGTTCGCTTTTTCTTTTAGTCGTACCAATTTACCGACAATGCACCGGGCAAACTTGGCGTATGCGCTCGTTTCCGATATATGGATAATACGACGTTCGGCGTTTATTTTTGGCAATTCTTCGATTTGCGGGCGTTTTTCCTCGGCGGGGTATCTTTGTACCCTCTGAAAGTCTTTTTTGATTGACGACCGGGAAATTGCCCCAAAATCGGGGGTTCTCTTTTTTGTTCTCATTAACCTAACATTAATTGTTGATACTCGGCTTTCATTAACTCAATTAACCGCATATTTGCCGGGTAAATTCTCATTCGTTCCCGGTTGCCGTTTTCCCATTCGTTGTGGTGTTCAAAGCAAAGTATATTTATATTTCTTGCATCATGCGCCGCCTCCGGGAATGCTCCACGGGTTAAAATGTGGGAACAATACACGGCGGAATAATTCCGCAATGGTTTTAAACATTCCTCGCATCGGTGCGGCTTATTATCCCATACCCAACGGAAAAACCGTTCATTTGCCGCCATGATATTTACACCACGCCCGAAAACACAATGTCCGAACAATTCCCGTTGTATCTCAACCCTCAAACGAATATCCATTTTAAAGTTACGAATATCAATCAGAGGATTATACCCCCGATTGATACAATATTGGTATTCGTCCCGGTCTGTTAGCAAATACGGTTCCATTGCCTTACATATCCCCGGTTTCGTCGTTTTCCTCGTTTTCGTCCGCCGGGTCGTCAACGTTCGGGAACAATCCGTTGTCCTCTACCTTTTCGGCACTCAAACCCGGTGCGGGTTCGCCATCAGCCCCGAACAACTCCAATTGCGCCTTTTTACCCTTGAAAAGAAAGGCGTAAACCTCGGTTTCAATGTCGGCGGCAATTTCTTCTAATTCTTCCTCAAACCCGAACGTTTCCGTATTGAATTTAAGTCGGGGGGAATTGATAGCGGTTTTTTGATTGTTTGACACGGTAAACAACCCGGTTAAAACAACCCCTACGTTATCGTCTTGACCGGAAAAGGATACGCCCCGAACCTCTATGTTTTTCAACATTTCGTCGGCAAAATCCCGTGATAACTCGCTTTGCTTTTTGGTTGCTTTGAAATCGGACGTTTCAACCATTGAAAGAAAGGACGTAATATTAAAAATCCGTCCCATGATTGGGCGCAAACGGTCGAAACAATCCCGCAAATCCGGGTGTATGTCCTTTGCACTTTCGACGTGGTATTTGTTCGTGTAACTCTCATTACCAATTGTTTCGGTAACTCCATAATGTACGTCTAACCCGCCGTCCTTTAATGTCTTGACTTTCGACAATGCAAACGCCTTTTCGCTTGGTATCAACATAACGTTTGCGGCTTTTTTTTCTTCGCTCATATTGTAATATTATTTGTTGCCGGGAACCCGCCCGGCACGGTTTTAATCAAAATTCGTTTTCGTCCAACAATTCCCGTGTCTTACTATTCGACGGAACCGCCGGGCGTTCCGGTTCCGGGATTGGTTCCGGGGCGGGTTCCCCGGTTCCGATTGGTTCCGTTACCGGGTTGGGGTCGTGGAACTCAATATTGCGCCCGCCTTTGGGCTTTTCCGGCTCAAATTGGGCTTTGAGTTGTTCCGCCGGGTATTCCTTTTGCGCTAACTCAATAATCCCCAAATTAACCAATTCCGGGACGCAACGGCGCAACGCCCTTATGTCCTCTAATGCGTCATGCGCCGGGAATGTTTCGCCGGGGAATAACTTACTATATAATTCCTCTAATTTGGGATATTTTCCCGGTCGCCCGTTTGAATACAATGCGCCGACAAACTTAATCGTTTTCATCATTGTATCAATTCGTTTGCCTTTGTGCAATGCGTCCTCAACGTGTGCGTCGTAATATTCCCGTCCACAATAGCGCAAAACGTTTGCTTTCAACATGGAACTATCAAAGTAAATATTATGCGCACATACAAGCGGGGCGGCGTTTGCATCCGCTAAAAATTCGTCCACAACCTCGGCAAATGGTACGCCCTCTTTAATTGCCCGTTCGGTTGTTATACCGTGTATTGCGGTTGTTTCCGGGGGTATCTCGTAATTGTCCGGCTTGATTATATAACTTTTTTCTTTGTCGCCCAACGACCATGCCAATTGTACGACGTGCGGGAATTGCTCAAAATCCGCATCCCATTTCAAACCCTTTGCCGGAACCCCGGTTGTTTCACAATCAAAGAAACAAATGTCTTTTAATTCAAATTTTTGCATAACCTTAAATCATTAAATCGTTAATTATTACTTTCGCTCTCATTGCGGTATTTATCCCGCTTTTTCTCAACTTCTAAAACGTCCCGGTTTTCGTCTATATACTTTTGGACGTCCCGGTTACAAAACGGTTTCCGTCCAACCAAAGCAAATGCCAATACGGTACGTTTTCCATTGCTTGCCCCTTAAATTTGCCTTGTGGCATCGGGGATTTATCGTTTAATTCCATACTAAAAAAGTCTTTTTTGCCCGTCCTCGTTGGGGGTTTGTTTAACATACTTTGCCCGTGTAATCCAAACGCACCCGCACCGTAAACACTTTATCCGGCTGTAATGCTTTGGCGTGTATTCGTGGCGGATAATCCGCCAACCCGCCAACGGGTAATTTTTCCGTTTTCCGTTACACTTGCAAAACATACTACAACGTGCGGGGGTCGTCAATATACGTATTGTATTCCTCGGCGGCAATCTGTTTGAGCGTTTCGATATGTTCGATTAACTCGGCGTTTGACAAATCCGCCACGGTGCGCAAATCGTGGGAATATACCCCCGTTTCTTCGTTGACCCGTTCAACGTACATAATCGGCGAAAATTCCCGCAAACGTCGTTCGGTTTGTTCCTCTGTAAGACGTTCGCCCGCCTCCCAAATTGCGTGCTTAAACGTCGGTACAACATAGTTGAAATAATACCCTTTCAAAGCCTCGGACGAACCGGGGGACGCAACAATAAACCGGGCAATAATGCGGGAACCTTTCCAACCCTTGAAAAACTCGTTTAATTCCCCCATGTACATTGCCAACCCGCCGTTATTGTTTATTGTTCCCGTCGCTGTTATTTCTCGCTTTTTCATCGGCTATTAATTTTTGCATTGTGTTACTAAATGCCGTCATTCCTAAAGTATGAATAACGCCCCGTTCCATACTTGACAATCGGGTTTCCCGCTTATCCATAATCTTTGCGAACGTAACGACAAATTCGCCCGGCTCCAACAATCCGGCGGCGTGCAATTTGTCGATTGGGTGCGCTTGTAAACGTTCGCCCGGCTTCAACTCTTTACGGGCTTTTTCTCGCTTTTCCCATATATCCCGAATTTCGGCGGCGGCATTGTCGTAAAACAATCGCATTTTCAAAACATCGGCAATTGATAAATCAGCCACCGGCGGTTGGTTGTTCTTTTCTGGCTCCGGTTCCGTCGTAACGGGTGCAACCTTACCGTTGTTCACTCCATAACCAAATAACGCAAAATCGCCCTTTGTCGGGTCGTCCGGGAATATCTCGGCGAAACGGTCGGTTATCTCAATGGCTGTTTGCAAATCCGGCGTCTGACGTTTTACAAGCCCCAACCGCAATGCCTGTTTATGTACGTGGGTATCTAATGGAATGATTAAATTACGGGGGTCGCAAATCGTCCACAATCCAAAGTCAACCGGGGAACCGTGGCGACACATCCAACGCAAAAACATACATAAGCGTTTGCAACCGCTTTTCGTTTCCATATCCGGCACGCCCTTAACGTCGCCGAAAAGATATTGTAATTGCTCCAATGGACGAACGCCCGGTTGCGCTTGCAATGCTTTTTCCATGTTTTCCCAATTGTTATACACTTCAAACAAGCGGGCGCAAAGGTCGTGAAAATCGGCGTATGTAAACGTTCTATAAAAATTCTCTTTACTGCCTTTGTATTGCTTCCATTCCGGGGCGGTTCCCTGCGTATCGGTTCCAACAATGTAATGATACGGCGCATCCTTGAAAATTTCCCGGTCAATAAAATCCGCCTTTTGGATTATCTGTTTGCGGGAACCCCACGCAATCCACGCCGTAACAAATGCGCTAATCTCAATATTTACCCGACTATCGTAACGGTGCGGGATTTGCACCGGGTCGGATTGGATAAACTCGGCGGTTTCGTATTGTTCCGCCCAACGTTTCAAATTATCGTTCAATGTATATGCCATTGTTTTAGATTTTAAGGGGACGGAAAGCCCGCCCCCGGTTATTATTCGTTTTCCGTGTATTCCTCAACAACTAAATCAGTTTGTCCCCGCTTTACTTCCTCTATAAAGCCTTGAAAACCGTTTGCCCTTGCAATGTCTATAATCGCCTGTAAACGCTTTTCGCCCAAACTTTCGCCCCTTGCAATGCGGAACACCTTAACCGTCGGATTGCTTGCAATAATCAATTTGGCGGCAACCTCCATAATTTGACTATCTGAAACTTTCCCGGCGACGAACGGCACGCCGTTTAATTCTAATTCGTCGTCCGTGAACGAAAGCCCGGCAATAGGTAATTCGGACGTTGCAATAAGGGTTTCCCGTTCCTTTGCCAATGCGCCTAATTTTTCCTCAAACGTGCGGGCGATTTTCTCGGCGGTTTCCTTTTGTTTTTTCTTTGCCATGTAATCTACAACCAACGCATTGATACGGTTGTGTTCCTCGGCTTTTTTCAGTTGTTCCGCCGTATCTAAATTTTCCGGGTTATTGGCTTCGTATTCCTCTAACCATTTGTCGGCATTCGCTTTGCGCTTTTCAAAATCGGCTTTTTCCGCCTCAATGGTTGCCAATGTTTCCTTTAATTCGGCATCGACGTTTTTACGGGACGTTTTCGCCTCTTTTTTGGCGTCCTCTAACCGTTTTTGCGCCTCGGCGATAATGCGGGCAACCTCTTTTTCTTCATTCGCTAAATTGGTATCAATAACCGCAACGGCTTTATCGTGGTTATCGTTGGCGGTTTTAATTCGTCCGGGGATTGCCGCCAATTGTTCAACCCTTTGTTGCCGGGTTTGGCGAACCGTTTTTGCTTTCTCAATTAACCGGGCGTTCTCGTTTTGTTCTTCCATCAACGCCGTAATATCCTTTTTCTCGGCATACGTTTTGACGTCGCCGGGTTTCAATTGCTTTTCAGCGTTGGCGCAAATGGTTGTGTACGTCTTGACCTCGGCGTTGGCGTCCTTTCGTTTGTCCTTAACGGTCGTAACCTCGGCGTCAATTTCTGCAATTCGGGTGCGCACCTTTTCCGGCAACAAAGCCTTTACAACCTCAATTTGTTTGCGGCGTCCCTCGGCGGTTTCACTCCAACGGGAAAACTCCACGGCGTCAAAATCTTGGTAGCCGAAAATCTTTTGCAACATTGAAACGTTATCCGAACGCATCCCGGTTGTTTGTGATTTTATGGATAACGTCCCACGTGGGTTAGCTTTGGTAAACTTTAATTCGACTTCGTAATTTTCGCCGTCGTTACCTACTACCATTTTTGCAAATCCTTTGTCCTCTCCATTTTTCAACACGGCGTCCCGGTTCCCGGTCAACATTGCGCCGATTGCTTTTAATAGGGTTGATTTGCCTAACTCGTTGTCCCCGGTAATGAAATATACATTACCCTCAAAATCTGCGTTGAACTCTTTGATAACTTGAAAATTCAACAATTCCAATTTCTTAATATACATCGCTCTAATTGTTTATGCCGGGGTTCCCCCCGGCGGTTATTACTATTTTGTTAATCTCATTCTTTGGTGTATCATGGTTTGCACTTTATTAAGTGCATCCCGGTTGGCGTCAACCTCTAACCGGGTACAATCAGCAATAAAGTTTTCCAATCGCTTATATAGGTCGTCCAACTCTTTTGCCGTCATTGCGTGCCGCACGGCTCCCAATTCGTCCTTATCCATTTTTGCAAACTCTTTTAAGGGTTTCTAAATCCCGGCGTTTGGGTTCGTCGGCGTTCTTTGTTGCGTCAATTAACGGCATATCGTTTGTTGTTGCCGTCCATTGTTTCCCGGTAACGGGGGACGTATAAGTTACTTTATAATGTCCGTAACCGCTTGGAATAAAACTAAAATCGTAAATACTTGTTTTCGCTCTCATACTATTTTGTTTTTATAGTTACCGGGAAAACGCCCGGTCGTGTTATTATCATGCCGCAAATATACGTATAGTTTTTATATTACCAAAACTTTTATCTTTTATTTTCGGCTATTTTTTTATTTTCCGCAATAATCGCCCCAAAACAACGCATTTACCCACGCCGCCAAACTCAACTAACATATTACCGTTGCGCCCTCTTATACATTTACCATCGGAACGACGAACCGCCCGGCACGGCATACGTCGCAATTCCGGGCGGGTCAATCGGTCGCCTAAATAGATATAATCCATTTCGTCCATATCAAAACAATTTCATTTGTGTATCGGTCAATACAGCAACGACCGCATCAACTTTGCGTTCCCAACTTTCCAACGTTGCCAATTTTTCCGGGGTTGGGTTCCGTTGGCAACGTCGTTGGTTGTGCCGCATCTGTTTTACCATTTCCGCCAAATCTTTTGCCGTTATTTTTTCGGGATTTTCGATTTGCGGGGCTTTTGTTTCGTCTGCCATACAAGTAACCATTTGAATAATTAAACGCCCCTACGGGCTTAAAATAAACGGTTGTGCATTTGTTGGGGCAAATTTTCCAAAACCCAACGGGGGTTATTCTGTAAAATGAACCGTCCAAAGTGCATTATTAACGTTGCGTCCGCATTCCATAACGCCGGGATAATCTCCGGGTATAATTTCCCGGCAATATCCCGGAACCGTCGTTTGCGGTCTGCCTTTTCCTCCTTTTTCCCTTTTACCTTAATACGCAATTTAAGGTCGTTTTGCCACTTCATCGCATTAACCAAAACAAACGGTATTTCGGCGACGGTTATAATGGCTTTCAAATGCTCAAAGTTTTGCAACATCTTTTGTATGCGGTACAATTTACCCATGTTTGCCCCGGTATCGCCAACCGTTACGTCATCCGGGCGAACACTCAATTTTTCCAAAAAGATAATCGGTGTACAAATCTCTTTGTAATAGTTCAGAAAATCCCGTATCTCGTTAATGTCTTTAGGCATCTTAATTGCCGTTGCGTTGTGGTTGGGTCGCCAAACCACAATACCCCCGGCGGCTCCGGGGTCAATCCCAATAATACAATCTATTTTCATTTTTCAAATTTCAAATAATGGTAAATATAAATTTCGTCCTTAATCATCCGGTCGAAAGTCCGTTTAATCTCTTTACGCCGGGCAACCTCAAAGGCTGTATAATCAATTTCCGGGCTTTGGGTTCCTTGTTTACGAACGTGATAAACCGTAAATTCATTAACGAACCCACGGGCGGCACGTGCCAAAAATCGGTTATACGCTTCTTTCCGGTCGTCCTCGGTTTCTTTCACTTCATCCGCTAACCGAACGCCCAACAACCAATTATAAACAAACATTTCGTCGGTTAATCCAAACACTAAACGCCCGGTATATTTATAGCGCAAAAAACACATTAAACAAGTCATAACCGATTGATTGCGATAATACCGGATTTGCTCCGGGCTTAACTCCTTTTTCGGTTCCGGCAATGCTGTATATGCTTTGCCGATAACTTGGTTTTGTTTCCGGCAATATGCGTTCAATACCTTTGCGAAATAATCGGCGTTGAATTGTTGGTAATGTTTCCGTTCGGCGTTGCCGTCCCTATCCTTTGGCAAATAGTCGTCTAATTCCCCGGTAATCAGCAATTCAAACGCTAATTTAACCTCGGATAATGTTAATTGCGAATAATAGCGTTTGAGCAAATCCAACAACCGGGTACAAATATACGTCCAATCGTCCCGGTTTTCCGTGGGAATGATAAACCCCACGTCCATTGCGATAAACCGGAACATTTGCCCGGTTTTGGCAATCAACGTTTCGTCGTCAATCTCGGCAATCTGTTTTTTTGTGGACGCCACGAAAATATACTTTTCAACCGGGGTTAATGCTTTGGCAACCTCCGGTAACTCAACCATCGCCCGGCGAACGTCAATTGCTTTTGCCGTTCCGCTATAAAGCAAAACGGCGGCGGATTGTCGTTTTTCGGGCAACGTTTGTGGCAATCTGTTTGTCTTTTCGGGTAATGCTTCCATGTTAATAATCATCTTTCAAATACTCAATAGCCCCGGCAACGTTCAATCTTTGCGTTGAGGCTTTGTATTCGGGTTTCAAATGTAACTTTTTTCTTTCAACGTCGCCCCGTATGAAATTGCGGACGGTCGCCAACCAACCGTTTTTAGTGCGCTTCATATTCTTTTGGTCGCTCCAATCGCTAACCGAATGAAAGTAATAAACCAAATCGACCTTTTCAAATTCCGGGGTCGCAAACTTTCTTTCAAATTCGGAATAATCCACGCCAACGCCGTTTTCAAACTTAACCATTTTATAAACCTCGGAATTGCGGAACAATGTTTTTTTATCCTTTGGTTCCTCAACCTTTTGTTCTTCTGGGAATAATTCCCCGACAACATTGTTGTTGGGGGTATTCTCATTATCATTTATTGGATTATCTATATTATTACTATTATACCCTAAACTTTCGTTTATGGGTACCCCTAAACTTTCGTTTATGGGGGGCATCAACTTTTGTTTAGGGGTATCAACTCCGGTTAATATCCTTGCTGCCTTTTCGGTAAATGTTAGTAACTCGTAATTTTCACCAAAACAATACAGAGTTTTGTTATACAATTCGCAATTAGGATGTTTTTGTAAAATTCCGGCTTTAATCAAATTATCAATACGCTTTATCATGCCTTGACTTGTCTTTATATTCAATAACGGCATTGCTTCCAATATTAACTTGTGGGAAATCCAAAAATATATTCCCTCCGGGGTGTGCATCTTAACGCAACTTGCACAATTGGCGAAATCTTTTATAAAATCAAAAATCGCCAAATCTATTAAATCTAAATCCAAACCGCTATTAACGGCGGCATATTGGTTTATTAATATCGTGTATTTCATGATATTGATATTTTATAAACATCCGGTTCCGCTACGGGCTGAACTGATTTTATTAACAATCCTTTTTCGCATAACCATTTAAGGCAATCAATTACAGTGCTTTTATTTATCCCTAAACATTTGGATAAATATAAAATACCCTTTGAATACTCGCCATATCTAATACAATAGGCGTGTATCATTGCATACAACATTAACTTATTACCTTTCAAATGTAATTCGTTAATCCATTTGTTCTTTACAATAAAATCCATGATAAAATATAAAAGCCCGCAATCCGGGCTACCACACACCGGAAAACGGGCTTTACGCTAAATAAATTAGCAATACTTTGCAAACGGTGGTAGTCGTTTGTTTTATCGACGCAAATATAGCATTTTTTATTCATTATCCAATTGCTTTGCAGGTTCCCACGCTTTGCGCACTTTCAAAACATTATCCGCACTTTCATTAGGAACCAATGAGACAACAGGAAAGCGGGAACGGTCTCCCGGCTTTTGAGTTGTGGCAAATTGTACGTTCAAATCAAAGATAATGCCTTTGCAAAATCCCCGTTCCTCTAACATACCGTCGAACGTTTCCCGGATTTGCGGAATTGTGGACGCCGTGCCCTTTGTAGCAAATTGCCAAACCCCGGCGACCCCACGAACCAACGGAACAATAAAGTTTAGCGTTAATGTTACCTCCCAACCGTCGCAATCGGGTTGGCGGCTCTTTTTATTTGGGTAACGCTTCGTTATTGACTGCATTAAGTTTGGGTATTTTTCCGTTGTCAACGTTTCGTATTTCTTTCCGTCCCATACTTGGAACGTGTCGCCATCGCCCGCCGCAATCAATCGCCCGTCGTCGTCCCGGTATTCGTAACGTTCGTTACATACTTTTGCCGGGTCGTCGTCCGGGAAAACAATTTGTATTGTTTGCGGCTTTTCGCCGTATGCTTGCATAAATAATCCGGCATACTTTCCCGTTGGTATGAAGTAATCAACGCTTTGCGGATAACCGTTTGCGTTTTTAATACCGATTTTTATTTGACCGACACGGGGCAAAATCAAACGGGATTGTTGCGCCTCCGGTCGTTTTATTCTTCCTTTCATATCTCAATCAAATTTCGGGGTCGTCGTTCAACATCTTTTTCCTACTCTCATTTTTGGGCTTTTTAGGCTCGTTTGCGGGCTTTACTTTCTTTTCCGTGGTATTACCCTGCTTTGCGGTCGTTTTGTCCGTGGTGGCTTTCTTTTCCGCCTCCTTTGCCTTTTTGGGCGCACGTTTAACAATGGTTGTTTTCTTTAGTTCCTTTTCCAATTCTGTTTTTTGTTTTAATCCTTTTTCAATCGCATACGCTTTCATTCTCAATTCAAATGCTCGTAATTCATCACCTTGCAATTTTTCCGCCTCTGAATGTACATCAATATCAGACCACATTTGCATTTCCGAAAAACTTTGAAATGCTCCTTTTACTTTTACATACCCATCAGAACATTTATAAATGTTTGTTGCTATACTATACCAACGGTGTTGGTCTAAATCTAATCCCTCATCAATCAAATTAACGCCGTATGTTTGTGCAATATCTGTGGTATGATACAAAGAATAATTATCATCAGCATTGTTAATTTTATCTATAAAAATTTCACAACTGATTGTTTTTATATTCGTACCATCTGCCTTGACTTTCTCGGCGGCGTCCGTGTTTTCGTCCGGGGTCGCCTCCTTTGGGGCTTTCGTTTTAATCAATTCCGCCAACGATAAGGATATTACGTTTTGCGTTAAATCCGGGGCATTGTCTAACAATACCATACCATTAACCGACGTAAACGTATTATCTTTCTTTTCGTCCTCAATAGCCGCAATTTCCAATAGATACGGGATTTTCCGAATATTGGGGCTATCTGTTTGTTCTTTCAGATTGTACGACGGACGTTTGCGCCAATCTTTCGGGCTGAAATTGAAAATACGGGTAACGGGGAAATGCTCAAAATTGACGTTCCACATATCCCGGTACATCCCTAATTGTATTTCGCTTTCCTCGTAAAATCCTTTTCGTCCACTCTTAAAATCGACGATTGCGTTAATACGTTCGTCGCCGCCTATCTTTGCCAACATGGTACACGGGCAATCAATCATTCCGGCATACTTGTAATATGGATGCACTAAAGCAATTTCAACCGCCAACGGGCGCACGTCGTAATCTAATACGAATTGAGCAAACGCCAATACGTCCTTTTTCAAATCGTCGGCATAATATATAAAATCGTCCGGCAATCGGTAAACCTCAATATATTCTTTTAGTTTGCCTTTTAACCCGTCCAAATCATAAGCCCGGTTAATTAATAATTCCTCAAATGCGGCGTGCATAAACGTACCATACGCCGCCCGTTCGCCTTTGTATCGTTCCGCTTCCTCAATGCCTTTGTTGGCAATCCATTGTATCAAGTGCGGGGCTTTGGGTAACGTTTGGGACAATATCGTTGTAACCGACGGGAAAAACTCCGGGTTCCCGTTGTCGTCGTATCGGTAATAATAGCGGTGTCCCTTACTATTCAATTGCCAAACCTTATACGGGGGTTCAATCAACGTTTTTTCATCAAAAAACATTGCCGTCATTTCCTCAACCGTCATGCCCGGCAATATCTCAAATATTCCGGTTGGTTGTTCAACCTCGACCGCTTCAAACGGTGGGATTATTTGTTGTTCCTCGGTAATTTCCGGGAATTGGTCGGCGGGAACGGCTCCCAAACTTTCAACCGTCTTTTGTACCGGGTTTTCCGGTTTCTTTTTGTTCGCTCTCATTTTCTACTCTTTTTTAATTCTGAAAATCCACATAATACCATTGCGGCACACAGACCCGCAAACATCAATTGCCACGGGTTCCAAAATGCGCCAATCAGACAAACAACGCCCAACGTCCCAAATGTCGCAATAATCGCTTTCGCTTGGAACCTATCGGAAAACATAACGTCCGCCATGCGTTCAAACCATTGTAACCCGTTATTCTTCATAACCAAACAAATAATTAGGGGTACAATTACACATTTCGCAAATGATAACGACCCATTCCGGGCGTATCTGTTTAGTCGTTCCGTTACATAAGTTAGTCATATTAACTTGTTGTGCGCTTTCGGTGCGTCCCTCCCATAACCGGGCGGCAACCTCTTTTTTATAAACTTTAATTCCGGCGGTTTGCGCCCGTGCGATTGCCTCGTTTACTCTTAATTTCGTCATTTCTGCCATTTCTTTAGTCTTTTATTGTTAATAATTCGGTTCGTTGCTCTCTTTGTGTCCGCAATGCGTACACGTCATTTCCTCCCAAATTGCGGTATATTCCGGCGGGGTCAAATATCCGTCGCCTCCGGTCTGTTTATATTCCCCGTCGGTAACTTCCATTTCGCCGCCGCATTCCGGGCAATCGTCGTTACCCATTAAATCCAAATCCGGGACAATGAAATATACCCGTTTCAGATACACGCCCAACGCCTCGGAAATAGCCGCATAACAATTGGCGGTTTGTTCCTCGGTTACGTCCTCGTTTATTGCATCGAAAACGGAAACGCCCCAATTTTCCGGGGTGTCCTCAATAACTTTGTTTTTGAGTAATTCCGAAATGATAATTTCGGCAACTTGGTTGGCTGTTTTCCCGCTATCGGTCGCCAATTTTTTTAATAAATCGCTCTCTTTTATTCTCATATCTTTGCCGGGTACTCCCCCGGTGGGTTTTTGTTTCTGCAAATGTATAAATAATATTTGTATTACCAAAAATAAAACCTTTGAAAGTTTTATTTGTTCATGTTGGACGCTTGTAATACAGATAAAAAGCACTAATTTTGTTGCACCGCATAACCTCAAACATCGCTCTCGGTTACTGCGTACCAACCCCCGGCGTTACTTCATTGCGTCGGGGGTTATCTTTTACCCTCTCAATATAAACATTGCGGTAAATGTCGCCATAATATCCGGTTTCTTTTGTTACCCGGTTGATTGTCTGCAAATCATATTCCCCAAATACAACGTATTCATGTTGCAATAACTCGGTATCATTTAGGGCAAATTCAAATGTAATGTCAACGTATTTGTCGCCAACCCGGTTAAATGCGTGTTCGATTGGGAAAAACGCTAATACTTTGCCCTCGCAATATTGTACCCGTTCCGGGAACAATTGGCAAAGCAAATGCGCATTACGATAACATTGTTGCGGTTGGGGTTTCAGTACATCCCGGATAATCTCTAATTCGTAATCGTTGAACACGTCCGCCGCCCGGACAATCTCAACACGTTTTGCAACGGCGATTGTATCGGCGAAATATTGCCTTTGCTTTGGGTTCAATCCCAATTGCAGAAACGCCCGCATTTCCTCAATAATAACGCTTTCCATAATCAACCCTTTGTAAATCCTTTAAATGCCACATGGTAAACGTCGTATTGTTTCCCGGTAACATAAAACTCAATCATACGTTCCGGGTTCCCGGTGTCGTTTATCGCAATGGTTGGGTATGGTTCCCCCGGCAATTGGTTATAATCGCTTTCAATATCCCGCAATCCCTCCGGGAAATCCGAACGGTCGGCGGAAAAATACCGGGTTAAACTCTCTTTTATTCGGTTCAACATTTCGTCGCCGTGCGGCTCAAAATGCGCTTTTATCTTATCTTGTTTTCTTAATGCAAATCGCATGGTTTCCAAATATTTTTTTGAAACGTCCACGACCTTTGCGCACGTTTCCGGGTTAAACATTCCTATATGCGTGTATTCCGTTGGTAATCCCAATTGCTCGGATAACCATTTGTAAGCCTCGGAACGCTTCATTAATTTACGCTTATATATTTCGTCAAAATATCGGTGCGCCTCAATCTTACATCGGCGCAACTCGGCGTTTGCTAATCGACCCTTTGCCCGGTCGGTTCCCGCATGAACGCCAACATAAGCCCGGCATTTAGGGCAATAGTAAATCATTCCGTAATCAATGCCGTAAACCTCAATACTATTTTTGTACTCGGTTGGAATATGGCAATACGGGCAAATCTTACCTTTCAACATTTCCCGTTGTTCCTCTGTTAATATCATTTTCGCCCTCCTTAATCACTTTACAATACTTATAATATTGGTCGTGTCGGCTCTCAACTCGGCACATCAACCCAATATCGTTGCCATCTAATAATAGGCTCAACACATCGCCGGGATTGTGCCGGGTATAAAGCAAAAATAACCCGCCGTTTGCATTTTGGATTATCTTATACATTTCTTGACTTAATCGGTAACGCTTTGTTTTATTCATCGCTCTAAATGATTATGCCGGGGGATTGCGCCCCCGGCTTGGTTATTACTGCAAATACGCAATTGCGGTTAATCTCTCTTTTTCCTTTTTCGCATATTCAACATTTCGGGCAATCCATTGTTCGGCGGGGTTCTCGGCAATCCATTGTTTACGATAATCCGGTGTGAAATAAGCAACCATTTTTTTGTATGCCTTTTCCGGGTTCGCCAATATTTCCGCTGTACGGCTTAACCATTTGCCGTGGTCGCCTTTGCCGATTAAATCCAAACGCCCAAAATAAAACGACCCGTCGGCGGTACACGCAACATATTCACGGGCGGACGTTCTTTTTGAAACAATCGCTTTACTATCGACGTCAATAACTTGGTACTCGTATTTCTTTCCCTTTACTTTCTTAACTAAAATGTACTTTGCCATGATTGAAAATTTATATTGTTCCGGGGAAAACGCCCCGTCGTTGTTTACTGATAATAGAAAGTGATTTTAACGCCTCGGCGCAATTTGCAAACCTCTTTGTCGCCGTAACAATTGAAAGCACGTTTTAACAAGCGATTGACTAACTTAATGTCGCCGACAATCTTTATTAAACCGGACACGCCAACCAATACATTAACCTTTTTGCCGTTTACAATTCCGTTTACCTTGATTTTGAAATTGCGGTTAATCTCTTTTGTTGTGTAATCTAATCCGTTATAAATGCTTTGAGTATTCATATTGTTTCGCTCTCTATTTTCCGGGAAAACGCCCGGTCGTTCTTGTTTGATGATGCAAATATACAACCTTTATTTTAATTACCAAAGGTTTTATCTTTTATTTTTGGCTTAAACTGCAAAAAGTTTTGTTTTTGGTTCCAAAGAAGTTATTTTCTTGGAATTTTCGATTTAAGCGACTTTTGCAAGTGGGACGGGTAAATTATCCACTTTGAAATAAAACGCCCGGAAACGGGCTAAAAATGCGTCAATAGAAAAAGGGGTTGCAACGCCTTGTTACAACCCCCGGTTTATTACTTTTCTATGGTTACGAACTCAACCCCCAATATTCGGGTAGATGGGTTCTTGCTTACAACGTCAATTTCCCGGTTCTTTATCTTCTTTGTTTTCCAAAGGAACCCCCAAAAGCGTTTATATTGCACCGTTTCCGCTATTAACAGACTATCCCGGTTTATATGCGTCCCGGTAAATACCCCGGCGGGCGTTGTGCATCCGTGCAACTCAAACCACGGTTCCACAATGTCAATACAACGTAATACGGTCGTAACCGTGTCGCCGGGCAAATATACAATACTATCCCGGACGTTCGCCCGTAATTCGTTTATCGTTTCCATTTGTGCAGTCGTAACCCTTTGCAAATCCCGGTTCTTTGTCTGCAACGATTTGATTAACGCCGCATCGTCCGCCCGGTATTTTTTGTATTCGGATAATTTCAACTCCAAATTCCCAATCTTTGCGGCGTTCAAACTATCCTTTGTTTGATACGTGCGGACGTCCTGCAACAACGTTTCGGTATTGCTCCGGTATTTGTCCCGTTCGACGGTCAAATTATTAATGCGCTTTTGTTGGAACCAAAAGGCGGCGGCAACCGCCATAATGATTGCCGCCAATATTATATACTTTTTCATGCGTTTGCCGTGTAAATGATTAACGAACTATTCGGCGTTTTGCTCAATGTTAAAACGTAATGTCCGCCCGCCATTTCAACCGTACTATTTATTTCGTCCTCGTTAATCTCCAATTGTGCAAAGGAAATTACGACGCCCGAAATATATACTTTTGGTATGTTGTGCAACGGGTCGGCGTTTACGGCGTCAATAAATGCGTCTATTTCCGCCTGTGGGTTCGTTACGTTTTTCGTATTTTCTTGGTTGTCCTCAACCGTAACCGTAAAAACGTCCTCGCAATCTGCAATAATAGCGGATAACAACGGGGCAATACTAATTCCCGCTTGGTTCCCTTGATTGGCAACCAATTGTTCCAAATACTCCTTTTTGTCTTTCTTTGTCATAATGGTACAAAATTAAATGTTACTATATTCAATTGCCGCATTAAAACACGGGCATTCTTTTATAAACTCCCACGGTTCAATTATACCGTCGCCGTTCAAATCCGGGGAATAATCCCGGTGTCCCTTAATCTTTGCGTCCGGGAACATAACAACTAATCGGGATAATAACCATATTAACGCCTCCTTTTGTTCCGGGGTGCGTGTGTCGGCGGCTTTGCCGTTGGCATCCAATCCGCCAACGTAACAAATACCAATAGAACGGGAATTTTGCCCGGAAACGTGCGCCCCAATCTCGGAAAGATAACGCCCGGTTTCAATCGTCCCGTCCGGCAATACAACAAAATGATAACCGCAAATTCGCCCGCTTTGGGGTTGTTTCTTAAATCCCCGTTCTTTGTGCCAACCGTCGATAACATCAACGTTGACTTTTGCGCCGGGCTTGGTTGCGGTGCAATGTACAATCAAATCCGTAATCGTCCGGGTTGTTTTTTTCCCCTCCAAATACTTTAAAATCTCTGTTTGGTTCATTGTTCGCCCTCCTTTTCTTTATCGTTAATAATATCGCTATCGTGTTCCCGTTGGTATCTCTCAATTATCGGTTGCCAATATCCCGGCAATACCCGTGTAAACTCCAACCGGATAACGTGGTAAATAATACGCAACGCAACCTTTGTGGGATATGCTTTAATAAGGTTGCGGAATGCGTTTTGCAAATACACATACATAAAAACATAAGTAAGCGATTTAATTACTACTTTGGCGGATTCATTATCGCCACATTGCAGCATTACCGAATAAATAACGTGTATAATAGTAACGTACAAAAGCAATTCCGCCAAAGCGTTTTTAAACTTACTGAAACGAAAGTTTTTGCAATGTCTTACGCTTACCCCATCCGCCCGCATACCCGCCCAAATATTGAAAGCAAACATTATAATCAATGCGTACATAAATCCAGCCGTTGGGGTTAAATAGGCTAAAACCGGGCTTAACGACGTGGCGAATATCATACGCCATTGTTCCCAATTTATTATTCTTTCCATTACTTGTAAATTGTTTCAAATGTAATATTCACATTATTAGCTGTATATCCCAATCTTAAAAGTATATTGTTTATTCTTGTACCAATTAGACTTGAATTTACATTCCCCAATAATTTGTTTTTATTTCTATACGAAAAGAAATTATTATATCCGCATATTATTGAATCATCTTTTGGATATAATTCTAAATATTGGCACCTAAAACCAATATTTTCTTTTTGTCCGCTAATACTGTATATTTTACCAATTGTTTTTAATTGATTTGTATTTAAATCCCACAATCTTAAAGGCATCCATTCCCAACCTCCGCCATCAACTCGTTCTAACAACATTAATACGTTTAATTTTTTAACATAAGATAAACCGTATGTTGCCAAAAGCATACCTGTTTCCGGCTGCAATAGTTGTGTTAATTCTTCTGCATCACCTACATTTATAACGCCGTTTTCATTTCTTTGCGCTTTGAACAAAAAATGCAAACTATCCGTTGGGGAATCAGTTGCCCAATATACATAATCTTCTGTAAAGACAAAGTTTAACAGTCTGCAATATTTTTCAGACGGTCCAAAAACAAATTCCCATGTTTCCCCCTCGTCTTTGCTTATCCATATATTAGAACCTTGATTTTCATCGCCCGTACACGCATATACGAATCCGGTAAATTGGTCGAATTGTATTGTATGAATATGTTTAATAGAATTTGGTATTAATGTAGTATAATCAACATCAAATTCCTTAACTATTTTCCAATTTTCCTTTTTGTTATATGGATATTCAACTTTCCATATTCTTGCCTTTTCTGCTGTTGCTCTCGTATATTCACCTAATATCAAACAATTGTATGGATAAATAGCATTAAATCCAACATTTTGCAGCCATCCTCCCGGTTTTATACTATCTCCAAAATCAACAATTAAAGGTTTATAATTATTGTTTTTTTCATATATAATTGGAGGCAATTGCCAATCATCGCTTGTTGTACCTGCCGGAACTGCTTCCGACTTGTATATAAACATAACATCACCATTTGGCAAAACTGCACATGAATAATCGGACACATTTTTATTTTGCAATGTTTTATCGAATTTAAATGCAAATTTAATTCCATCTCCGTATTTATTTCTCGCAAAATAAAAATCCTCTCCATTGCTACTAAATAGATAGTTTTTACTTATAGGGTAAGAACCATCATTGTAATTTATTTCTTGCGCTGCCCACAATTCCAACGACGGTAATACATTATATGAAAATGCTTCGTTAACCTTATAAAAAACCTTTTTTAAAAAGAAATTGTAATCTTCATATTCAGCATGATTTGGTTTCATTGTGCAAACTCTAAATGATACGGCATTTGTTGGCGCAAATCGTTCATCAATAATATTTTCAACTTGTCCGGTATCACTTCTGTAAGATTGTATTTCATTATTGTCCTTATCATAGAAAGCCAAATATTTACCGCCTTTTATTCTAATTGACAATGAAACATTTTCAGAATATGGATTTATTGGAATATGGTCTGATACAATATATGTATTTATAATAGAATCAATTGTACCATCTTTCCAATTATCATTGTATATATCAACAAAACCATTTTTTATACTATTATTATTATTAATGCAATTTGCAATACTTGGTATTTTTATATAGTATTCATATTCTTCATAATCCGGATGCCTATCTGACATTGTAATAAGTCTAAAAAATGATGCTTCCTTTGGTGCAATCAATGTTTTTACGACATTGCCAAAGTCTTGACCTACAAAACCGGACTTTATAATACTAATTTGCTGTTTGTTTTTATCATACCATGCGCCAATACTATCTCCTTTCACTCTAAGACTTACAAGTATTGGAAAATCATGTAATACGCTTATATATGGTGTTACAACGTAATTTACAGTTGAACCGCTTGTTGTTCCTTGCTCCATACAACTAAACGGAACATCATACAAATTGCTATTCACATACAATTCCAAATCTTTATTTATACAATAATTAGAATATATATTAATATAATAATTATATTGCTCAAATTTACTATTCAATTCATTCATTGTTTGGAATTGTACAAACTCCGCATTACTTGGCGGTATTATATTGATATATTCTGCTGTTTGGCTTGTTGCTCCCGGTGCTGCAATCCCACTAATAAAGTTCTTTTCTTTTGTGTAGAACTTTATAAAATAATCACCTTTTACACGCAAACAAAAATCAATTCTTGTATTATTATCTACCGGAATTAAATCTGTATGATAATACGTGTTATTGCCTGCAATAGAACCAATTAATAAGTTTTCATACAATACGCTTGTTATAACATTTTTTGATAATGAACTAAATATTCTTTTGTTTACTTTTTCGTCGCTATATTCCCATTTGCTCCACGTATCAAAAGGTATTTCTTGCTTTAAATTTGAATCACTTATGTTGAATATTCTAAATGCGTGTTCTACATTTTTATAACCTTCTGAAATTCCACCGTTGTTTATACAAAAAATTCCACTATATTCTTGTATTATGGATTTTCTATTATATCCTCCATAATAAACCCTTAAAATTCCCCAAAATCTAAATGCACCACCACTAATATAATACATTCCGGTATCTTTTACATTGTCTAATGTTGAAAAATCCGATAATGTACTAATTAAAAGAACTCTACTTCCTAAAAATATAGTAGGAATCCATCTTCCTAAATCTGTATATTTCCCACCTTGAAAAGTCCAACTGTCCAATGTTGTATTTGAATTATTCATAAAAATACATTTCAATCCTTGTACTCTAAGATTTTGTGGAACCTTTTCAATTGCTGTTTGCAAAGTGTATTTATTTGTTCCGTCGATACCATCATTGGGGAAATTAAATGATACATTGTAAAATATATCTCTATTAGCTGCATCCAATAACGCTATTCCCGTAACACTCTTTGCCCAACTCCCATTTTTATTTGTAAGAATTGCGACTTCATCAGTAACTGTTATACCATCAAAGTTAACATATTGACCGTTTTCAGTGGCGATGTAAAAAACGTTTTGGTCGGGCGCCCCCGGCGCGGTGTCCGGCGTGGCAATTCCGGCAAATGTCGCATTAGCCCCGACTTGACTAATTAACGTTGTCAACGTGTTTTGTAACACTTGACCCGTAATTTCTTGATTGCCGTTCGTCTTGATAACGGACACAACGGCGGCTTTCAATTCTTCGTAATTTCCCATACTGATAAAAATTTAAATCACATCATTGTTATTAAAATCATTATTAAAGTCTTTGTTGTAATCACCACCAATTGTTGAAATAACGCCCCGCCCGATTTTCTTAACGACCGTTGCGCATTCAAATTCACATTCAACCGACGCTAAATTGCCCTGTGTTTGCCATTTAGGGGTAATCAAAAACGTATCACAATCGTATTTCCTGCCTTGACTGTAAACCGTTACAAAATCACTCATTCGGATTAACCGCATAACGTCGCAAAGGTATTCGGGAGCTAAAAAGATAAACCGGAACGTCTTTTCCGATATTTGTTTTTCCGGGAAAAAATACCCGTCCCGTTCTTCGCCCTCTTCCTCAAACTTGTATTCCGGCTTTCCTAACTCGGCACACACGTAAACCCGGTTTTTAAATTGCGCAACGTCGTACACTATTTGCCCGCCGTCAACCTCCATGTTTTCGGCGTCGCTCCATTCAATGCACAAATAACCGTCCATTCCATTAACCCATGTAAATACATCTGAATAATAAGTTTGAACGCCGTCATTTATCGCAATCATATATCGCCCCTCGGTTGCCACATTTAAAGCCATCAATAAATTACCGGGGTACAATATAACATCATAACCGTATGATTGATAACGAACAATTTGCAATCCGGTTTCTTTCATCGGTTGGGTTATGTCTGCAATTCTTTTTGTCATTTTGTAATTGTACAACCGAACCCATGCAATTTGGTTGCTCCGGGTTGGACGGATAATTTGAAACGGCAATAACTTATTGATAGGCGTAAACAACGGGTAAACGTCGCCATACGCATAAGATTTTTTATAATCTTGGTATTGCACGCCCTCGTAAAACGGCAATACAGACAAATTGTTATTCGGTATCATACTTCAAAGTTGTTTTAATTGAACGACTACACAAATTTACGCTTAATTTATCAATTTGACCGTTACCGATATACGTTTTTATTAGTTGCATCGGGTTTGGGTCATCATTTGCCGGAAAACTAAACGTTTGTTTCTTCTTTCTCTCAATACCGTATGCGTAAACCTCGGAACCGTTTATTGATACACGACGGGCGGGTAAATCATACATCCAATAGGGCGATTGCAGATTGATAAACGCTAAATATCCGTTTTGCAAATAGTATTCAACTCCGTTGACGGTTTGTTTGGTAAACGGTAATATCCATTGCGACCCGGACGTTGGCGGAACGGCGGCAAATAAGGCGAACCCGTCGGAACTCATATTGCCGGGGTTTAACAACATCATATCAATATCGGACGTAAAGTTTGATATATTAATTTCCTCAACTTTTCCCGGCGTTACATACTTGCTAATTACTTGTATCGGCAATCCCTCAAAAGCCGCCGTAACGTCGTCCATCCATTCAAATTGGTAACGTTCGGGCAAATCGACCTTATCAAACGAATATTCCGATGTGTTGAACGCCCACGGTTTCCCGTTGCGCAAATTCAATTCCTTTGTCAAATCGTGGCTTAACGCAACCCCGCCGGAATAGGAACCGCCATTGCGAAAATATTGGATATGCTCAATTTTAAATTTGCCGTCCTCAATAAACCAATAGCATTTGAAACAATCCCGTAACATATTGGTAAATTGTTGTAAGGTCGTCGGGGCTTTTCGTGCGGGTTGCTGATATTCGCCGTTTATAATGTTCGTTTTCTGCGATACAAGCAACCGGAAATTTAACCCGGATATTGGATTATTTCCACCGTACAAAAATTGGCTATATTCCGCCGTTGCTGCGTGGGTTATATCCGGGGCAATCTGTTTAAGCAAAACAGATATACAAGACGCAACCGGGAACGCATCCCGTAACGTGTACGCCTTTCGTGCTTTTTCCTCTAATATCCAATCCATCAAATAAAACCCAAACCATAACGACGCATAACGCCACGTTGACCGGGCGATTGGATAAAACGTTTGTCCGTAAATCGAATAAGGGGGCGCAAAATATTTCCCGTTGTCCGCTAATCCCCACTCGGTCGGGGTATCTGAAAAGTTGTTTGAAATAAACGCCACGTCGATTGCGTAACCAATCGCACGCCTATAATTACGGTTATTATCAACTATGTCATCGGCGGGCAATGGATATGTATTAAGGTCATCGATTTTCTCCACATCGCACAAATACCGGGCATATATATTATGACTTTTCATATCTGCGTGCATTGTCCCGGTTGCCCCCGAACCCTTAACGGCGGTTAAATTAAACTCCAATGTATCAAACGGGGATGTTGTGACTTTTGAATAACGAAACATTGCCACGTCGTCCGATTGTCGGCGTATCTCAACTAATGCAAGACCAAAAGGCAAACCGCCGCTTACCCGTTGTTGTGTAATGTAGATATAATAATTAACATTTAACTCCGGGTATAATTTCCCCTCGAATGTGTCCGCACTTGCACCCGTCGCCATTCGTCCGGTATATAATCCCCCTATTACCGCCGGGGAACCGTCCGGCGTAATCTGTATTTCTTTCAATATATTACATAAAGCGAAATGATACGTTTGTACCAATGCGTCTTGGTCGGTCGTGGCGTTTGCGTCCTGTTCCCAATTCGTACCGCCTAAAAAACAAGAAACGATACTATCGCCTGGCACGTATATTTGAATTAATGGACGCTTGTTTATCGTTATCCGTTGGATTGTTGGGGCTAATGTTATTAAATTGTATTCCTTTTCCAATCCCGCCAAAACTTCGTTATAATCGTCTATTACATCGGGTTGTACGGTAACTTTTTTATCATAATCGACAAATGTACAATCTGTTTTCATAAACTTACCGGAAAAATAGGGAACCCATGTTTTACCGCCGTCGTTGCTTTTATCTATCCCGTACAAAAACTCATAATCAAACGGACGGGTATTTATAAAATCGTAATCATCCCGAATAAATGATATTTTCCCGGATAATTTGGCACGATAAAACCGTTGGTTCGTTTCTAATTCGTACTCCTTTGCCAAATCGTCCTTATATATCGGGTTGGCTTTACGTCCGTAAACCAAATTTTGCGCCGTTGCCGTTCCTAACCGGGCAAATACCGTTCCGGCGTTATATCTTGTTTTATAAACGACAAATCGCAAATAATACGCATTACTTGGAATATCAACCGAACCCGTCGTTACTCCAATAAAACTACTTATAAATTTTTTATTGCTATCATAAAATGCCCCACGGTCAACCCCTGTATTAATTAACAAAACACGGGGGTAAACATTACTAACAGAAACATAGGTACTATAATAGCGATTTTGTACTGCGTCCCCGGACGTAATCAAAGCCCCCGTATTAGCGTTTATAATTCCGGTTTTAAAAAACACATCGGAAAATGAATGTCTATAAATTGGGTTCATATCATTTTTTAATTTTACGTGTCAAATTCTTGTAAACCTCAATAACATTACCGTTGCCATCGACGTAACGACGGCGGCGGTTTTGTTCTTTAATCTCCCTTACATCGTTTTTCAAATCTCGCAAATCCGGGGCGTTGTTTTGTTGAACCGTTACATTAACGCCGTCGGTATTGTAGGCATTAAGGTACTTTTGGGCGAACGTTCCCCGGTTCAAACTATTAATTACGTCCGGGATTATTCGGCGGAACCTCCGGGAATTACGTTTATTAATAACGGCGAAAAATTCCCCGCCCTCGGCACGCCTCCGGGTTCCATCCGGTTTGGTTCCTAAATCCACGTCGTCCCCGGATTGGTGGGAACCGCCCGCCAACAATTCAACCGTACCATCGCCGTAACTTTCCGAACCCCCGGCGTTGGCTGATTTGGATAATTGGGCGGCTTTGATTTTGGCGGCGGCAAAGGAACCCCACATTATAGCAATTGCCGGGATTGCAAACGGGAACCCCAATTGCGACCAAATCAAAGCGGACGCCGTTACAAGGTTTCCAATTTGTTGTATCGTTTGTATTGCCGCCTGTGCTTTCTGTGCCTTTTGTTGCTCCTTTAGGGCTTTTTCTTGGTTCTTTTTCGCAACGTCCAATTCCTTTTGAGCCATTGCAACGTTATTGGCGTAACCGTTCGCCCGTGCCTCTAATTCCGCATCTAATCGGCGTTGGCTTGCGTCAACCTCTTTGTCGGCGGCGGAAACGGCGGCGTCGGCGGCTTGTACCTTTGCATCCAAAAAACCGTTTAATTGCTCAATGGCAAAGGAAACGGACGTACTTATTGCCTCCTTTTGGTCGTCGTCCAAATTCAGCCCGAACAATCCGTATATGTCGTTACCCCGTTCGTCGCCTTTGCTTTTCTCAATTTCTTGGTCGATTTTCGCAATGGTATTTTCGATTGTCTTAACCTCGGCATCCGTCATTTTAACCCCGGCGGCTTTGTTCAACTCTAAAATCTTTTGCAACCGTGCCTTTTCTTGCGCTAACCGGAACCGGGTTTTGCGTTCCTCGGAATTGCGGATTAAATCAAACTCGGACGCCTCCAACGCTTGTGTTTGGTCGAATAGCATTAACGCCCGTTGTTGGTTTAACTCGGTCGTTTGCTTCAATACCTCGGCATCATATTTGGCGTTAATATCCGCCTCGGATTGGCGCACGTCCTCGGCTAATTGCCTATTTTGTGCCAATTCGATTGCCCGTTGTTGCTGTAACAACTGAATACGCAAATTTATTTCCTCCTGCGAACCCTCACGGGCGGCGTCTAATTGTAATTGCGTCCGGTCGGCGGCGGCTTGCATTTGGTCTATTGTAATTTGGTCGTTCAATTCGCCTAAACTCTTTGCGTATTGTTGTTGCAAAAGTAATTGTTGGTTAAGCAATTCGGCAACTTGCGTTTCAGTTAATCCCCGCTCGGTTTCTAACCGGGTGTTAATGTCCTGTATTTGCCTTTCATACTCAACCCGCAATTGTTCCCGTTGCTTTTCCGCCCCCTCTGCCATCAATGCAATTTGGGCGTCCTGCGTTGCCCGTTGTGCGGACAATTCCGCCGCCCGTTGTTGGTTGGCAATATCTACCATATCAACCGCCAATTGTTCCCGTAATAAAACAATTTGGTCGTTTAACGCTTTGCGTGCCTTAACCGTTAAATTGGTTTCCGTCCTCAACTGCAATTGTATGTCGGCAATCGCACGGGCGTTGGCGGCTTGACGTTGCGCCCGTTGTTGGTCGAATGAATTTTTAATTAAGGCAATCCGGGCGTCCTCGGCTTTGCGCAATATATCCGTTTCCGCTTTGGCGGCGTTCCGGTTTTCGTTTGCTCTTTGGGCGGCTTGTATTTTCCTTTCGGCGTCTAAATCCGCCCCCTCGGTTTTCAGATTAACAGCAATATCAACCGCCCGCCCGGTATTATCTATTTGACCCTGTACGGCTTCAATTGCTTCATCAACCTTGACTTTATCAATTTTACCGTCTAAATCAACATCAATATAAACTTTCTTATCCCCACGGGCTTTGGCGTTATTCAACTGCAATAACATATCGTTTAATTGCTTCAACTTTGCCCGGTTTGCCTCCAAATCGTTTAATTCTTGACCGTAAAAACCAACGCTTTTATTATGCGCCTTTGTGCGCTCGGCTAATATTTCGTCCTCAATCTTTCGGGTTTCAGACAATGAAGCGTTACGGGCTTTAGCAATGTTTAATTCCCGGTTCAATTGGGCGACACGTTCGTTGCTAACCCGGTTCATTTCGATTGCCTCGGTTTCCAAATAATCCAACCACGCCTTTTGCGCCTCGTTAAGTTTTTGTTGGTTCTTTGCCGATTTATCGGTATTAGATGCAAACAGAACTAAAGCCCCCACAACCGTAACCAATGCCAACGCCAAAAGAACATACGGATTTGCGGCGGCAATCAGATTGAAAGCCTTTTGCGCAATTGTAGCCGCCAATGTTGCCTTTGTTCCCTGCATGGTAACAAGGCGGTTATAAACTTGCGCTTTGCTCAATGCCGCCATTTGTAGCCGGGAAATACCCAACATAATTGCGGATTGTTTTTGTACTGCGTTTTGTATGGCTTGCACCCCGGTTGTAATGGCTATTGCTGCCTGTAACTTCTTTTGCGCTTCTTGTATGTCATCACTTTCCGCCCCGAACAATTCCATTGCCCCGGTAAATGCGGCGAACCCACCGGACGCACCAGCCGCCAAACCTAATACGGCATCCAAATTGGACGTATCGGACGCCATGCGGGTAATTTCATCGGTCGCATCCTTAACCGCATCTCGTAACATTGCGGTTTCTTTGCTCAATTGCTGATATTCGGCGGTTCCTTGTTTGCCCTCCAATCGTAACAATGCTAATTGTTTCGTTTGGTTCTCTATTTGGGTAGTCAAACCTTTTGCGGCGTCGGAATAGTTACCAACGTTTAGGGACGTTTTCCCGGTCGCCTCTTGTAACCGCTTCATTTCCTCGTAAATCGCTTTTGTTTCCGCAACCAATTTGCGCCCCTCTTCGGTCGCCTCTCTTTCCTCAACCGTCATGTTATTGAGGTATATTTTATTGATTGAGTATTGAGCGGATAAACGATTATATGAACCCTCGATGGACTGATTTAACCGGGCTGTTAATTTGTTCAACTCGTTTGCCTCCTTTTGGGCTTGCTTCAATTCCGCCAATCGCTTTGCGTTCTCACTTTCAGCAAATGCCAAATCCCGTGCCGCCCGTGTCAATTTGTCGGTATCGTTCGACGCCCCCCGGATTGTCTTACGTCCGTTTTCGGTCGCCCCGCTTACGCCCTCCAATGCAGCCTTAACCGTTATTGCTTCCGACTTGATATTTTGCAACGTATTCATATATGTGTCGCTTAATTGGTCTAATTGCGCAATCAACTTTGTAATACTATCGTCGGGCTTTACAAGGTCGCTATATTTTATTGGGTTGTTATTATCTGCCATACTTAACGTTATTTGCGGGCAATTTGCCCCGTATTAAATTATCTTTTCTTTTCCATGTAGTTAATCAACCAAAGAAAAACAACGCCGCAAATCGCCTTATTTGACGCCGTTTTTATTTTTGGTTGGTTTCAACAACTCCTTTATCCGCTCAAATGCGTTGTAATACTCTAAAACGGTGTATTTCTTTGGCTCCGGTACGTGTAAATGTTGGGATATGGTTAAACACATATTTTCAAACTGTTTATCGTACTGAATTTCCATGTTATCGGAACCACTAAAAACAACCGGGCGATTGTACAACAACAACATCGTCGTTATTTTATCAATTTCCGCCCGTTTGTCCTCTGTATCGCCGTTTATAATGGCATCCAACATTAACATTGTGCGGTTGCGCAATTCGTCGTAATACTCTTTAACCGTCGCATCGTCGAACAACCGGGGGAAATACATTTGCAATTCTTCATCTATTTTTTTTTTGACCGCTTCCATTTGGGCGGTCAACTCTTTAACGGGAACATCGCCGAACATATCGACGACCTTTTGCAATCCATCGTCGGATAAATCG